CGCAGAGGGGTTCGATGAACGCTATCATGTCACAACGCAGCCGATTGCCCCCCATGCTGGATGGCTCTTGGGGATTGGGTGGGACGGCGGGCATTCCCCCTCGGCGGTGATGGGGCAACTGCAACAGGGGCAAGCCCAGGTCTATTGCGTGAAGAATAAGATCGGGGTGGGGGTGTTGGAGTTGATCGAGCAAGAAGTGCTGCCGTGGCTCTTGACGTATGCCCCGTGGGCGGTGCAAGATGGCGGCGTGCAACTGGTGCACATTATCGACCCCAACATGGCCACCCCTGGCCAAGCGACGATTAGCGAATCGGCGGAAAAGATGATTCTCGCCAAGCTCGGTGGACGGATCGTGCGCGGGGCAGTCCGCTGGCCTCCTCGCCGTGAAGCCGTGCTAAAAGCCTTTGCGCCTCGCCAAGTCGGCGGACGCGCCCCGCTCCTCATTGCGAAATCCTCCGACACGGAACTGCTCGTCCATGCACTCAACGGGCGCTGGTACTACCAGAAAAAAGACGATGGGCAAGTGGATCGCACTGGTCCGAAGAAGCCCAACTCACCGTGGGCCGATGTGGGCGATGCGTTTGCCTACCTCATGGGATGGCTGCTCGGTGGCGATCTCATGGAGACGACACGGCGGGAGATTACCGTGGAAACAGAATTTGCCATTGGTGGCATCGGAGGATTTGGACGATGAGCAATATCAACCCAGGCAAGATGTTCTCACGGATGTTTATGTTCCCGCGTCCTGGTGGCACATCACGGAGTCCGTCCGCCAGCGATGCGTCTGTGCAGCAGGCGGCAGTCGAGGCGGCACAGCGACGGAACCGCGCCAGAGGATTCCAAAGCACGATTCTTTCGCAATTCGCGGGCCGGAGCAATGAGCCAACCACGAATGGCGCAGCCCCGCTCCGCGCCACGATTGGGAGTTAAGGATGCCAGAACTTCCTGCGCTGGGGGCAAAGATTGTCGGGTATACCAAGGAAGGCCGCCCGATTATCAAGAACGAGGATGGGTCAGTGTCCACTGAACGGACCGCGACTTTTGAGGTTGGTGGACAGTGGATCAATGTTCCCACGATGTTCGGGGGGAAAGAAGTTGATCCTGAACAAGCCTTGGAAATTGTGCGCCAGGCAGGGTTTGTCGATCCTGATACCAAGAAGCCGATTCGTGCATTTAAGTCACAGAAAGAAGCAGAGAGGGCCGCCATTAAACGGTCGAAAGAATTGAACGAGGAAATGAAAGCCTTGGGGGTGTTCGATGGCCGCTGATGGATCTGCTCGCGTCAAACTCTATCTAAGTCGTAAAGACCGCCGCGCGAACTTCGACCGGCGCTGGGAGCAGATGGCTCCCTTTCTCGCGCCGTCGCGGGTCGGGATCGTGTCGCAACGCACCCCAGGCGTGAAGCAGACGACAGGGGTCACGGATTCGACTACCTTAATGGCGGCGGAATTGATGGCCATGTTTGTAGCCGGTCACATCATCAACCCCTCCCAGCAATGGGGCGGCTTGGCGATGGGGAAGGGCAACCGCCCAAATGATGCGATTCAGGAGTGGTTGGAAGATTCCCGTGATCGGATGCTGGCGGCGTTTTCCAATTCCATGTTCTACGGGGAAGCGCCGGAATCACTCATTGACCACGGCGGATTTGGTACCGGCTGTCTCGGCATTGAAGAAATGCCAGAGATGCCGCATCTGCGCGTCAAGGGATTTCGCGGCCTCTTTGTTGAAGCGCATAAGACGGGCCGATTCGTTATTGGGGAAGGGCCGGATGGGTTGATCCATGAAGTCACGGTTGAGAAAGAGATGACCGCAGGCCAACTGGAGAAACGATTCGGCAAAGACAACCTCCCGCCAAAAGCCAAGAAGGCGCTGGATGAACTCAAGGTGGATGAGTGTTTCCAGATCATCCATGATGTGTATCCGCGCACCTTATCGGAGCAAGAGTTTGCCGCAGGGGCCAAGAAGATGCCCTATGCGTCCTGCTGGATTGACTTGGAATCGAAGCATGTCATCCATGAAGGCGGCTACCGGACCTTCCCGAAAGCCATCCCGCGCTATCACAAGACGCCAGGAGAAGTCTTTGGGCGTGGCCGTGGTGACATTGCCTTCCCTGATACGTGGACGCTGAATACCGCGAAGACGATGGGCTTGGAAGATTGGGCGTTGAAGATCAAGCCGCCAATCATGGTGCGGCATGATAGCGTGATTGGGACATTGAAGCTCACCCCTGGCGGTCCGACCTCAATCAATACGCATGGCCAATCCATCCGTGACAGCATCGCCCCCTATGAAACCGGCTCGCATCCTGAAATCTCGCAGATTAAGGAAGAGGAGTTGCGGAAGTCGATCCGACAAATCTTCTTTGTCGATCAGATCCTTGCCTTGATGGAAGTGAACAAATCGGAGATGACGGCGTTTGAATTTAGCAAGAAGATCGAGTTGCTGTTCCGGCTGATGGGGCCGGTCTATGGTCGGACGGAGAAGGAATTTTTGCGGCGGATTTTCGATATCACCTTCGATACGATGTGGAATGCCAACGCCTTTGCTCCACCCCCGCCAGAGATCTTTGATACCGATGGCAACATTGATGTGGTCTTTCAGAACCCGATTGCGCGTGCCCAGCGCAGCGCCGATGTCGAGTCGATCACGATGGCAGTACAAGATCTTGCCCCGCTTGCAGATCGGTTCCCTGATGTGTTGGACATCTTCAAGTCAAAAGAGTTGGCGCGGCATGTGGTGTCGGTCCGTGGCGTGCCTGCTATCGTGACGAACAGCGAAGATGAGATGACGGCGATTGCCGAGGCGCGGCAGCAACAGTTGGAATCGGAACAGATGATTGCAGAGACAGGGAGCGTAGCGGAAAGTGCAGGCAAAGTCGCGCCGTTCCTGAAGGCCATGCAGGGCCAAGGTGGGGCCGCATGATGGAAGACAGCGTAAGAAAGTTGGTCGAGGAGCGATCCATGTTTCTTGCGAAAGAATTGGACCAAGCGATTCTTTCCGCCTATCTTCTATCAAGAACGGTCAACATTGAATTAGGCCCACAGCGGTTTGAGATTGACCCTGCTGAACGAAGCATCAAGGTATGGTGGGCGGAATGATGCGGCAGTTCCGGCACTGGTTAAAGATTAAATGGCAACGCCAGAATCCTGATGAATTGCGGCAGGCGTATCAGATCACGTTTGGGGGGCTGCATGGGCAGGTAGTCCTTCAGCACTTAATGGATACGATCTATTGCCAAGTCTACGAAGGGACCGACGCCCAAGCGGCGTTGGTCTTCAATGCCCGTCGGAGCGTGGTGCACGAAATCCTCTACAACGTGGATATGGCGAACCGCCCCGACCATTACACAATCCCAGAAGGAGTCACACATGGATGAGATGAATGGCAACACCGCTGTCGCTGACTGGAAACCGTTCCTGACTGATGAACTGAAAGCCGATCCGATTGTGGCAGGATGGGCTGAGAAGGCGTCGGAAAAGGATATCCCGTCGATCATGAAGAGTTACGCGCATCTGTCGAAGCGCATGGGGGGCGCGATTACGCTTCCAGGTAAAGATGCCAAACCGGAAGAAGTGCAAGGGCTTAAAGCCAAGCTGTATGAAGCGGGCATCTTTCAGGCTCCTCCCGCAGATCCGAAAGAGTACGGAATTGCCAAGCCAGAACAACTCCCAGAGGGGTTAGGGTGGAACGATGAACTGGCCACGAAGTTCGCGCAGACACTTCACAAGCATGGAGCACCGAAAGGGTTGGCCGCTGACTTGCTTCCGCTCTACCAGGAGGCCATCTTGGGCGCTCAGACGGTCTTTAAGACCGATCAGGAGTCTGGGTTGGCGGCACTGAAAAAGGAGTTTGGTGAGCAGTTCGATTCGCGCAAGGAAGCCACCACTCGCATGATTGGAGAGATCTTCAAGGATGAATCCGAGCTACAGTTATTTAATCAACTGGGTTTAGGCGATCACCCGAAGTTTCTCAGCATTCTGATGCGGATTGCACCAAGTTACCAGCCGGATTCCAGCTATCAGCCTGATGCAGGGCAGGGCAGTGGAACGGGTGGCGAAGCCCCACGCGAAGAGTTGGCGAAGATCATGAATGATAAATCGCACCCCATGCACGCAGGCTACTGGCGGCAACCGCAAGATCCGAAGGTGGTCGAACACATTGACAATCTCTACAAAAAAGCGTATGGGGGAGCATAGGAGATCGCGCCCCGATGCCACTGACCAAAAAGGGGGAAACCATTCTGGCTGCGATGATGAAGGAATACGGCAAGAAAAAGGGCAAGACCGTCTTCTACGCAAGTCAGAATAAAGGGACGATCACTGGGACACACAAGAAATAGGACGGACATGGACGCCTACGCACTTCAAGTACAAGTAGAAAGCCCCACGATTCAGGACGGGCTACGGGCCGATCATCCACGACTGGCGGAGTATATTCGGAACGGCATTCGAAAAGGGTGGGGGAATGAGCATATCGTCAAAGTGACTGGCGCTCCCCCTGAACTGGTGTCACGCGAACGGAGTAAAATCGACAAAGAAAAACGCATGAAGTAATCAGCTAGTCCGGGGAGCCTCCGTGTGGGGTCCGGTGGGATCACCGAAAGGTGACGAACTTGGTGGCGCGTAAGCCACTAGGAAGGTCCGCAAGAGCGGGCAGCCCTCCGCGAGTCGCACAAACGTCTTTTTACACGGAGGTTCCATCATGTCAGTTTATGCCGATCAGGCGTGGGTCCAACGCTTCCACGATACGCTGCTTCTCTCCTATCAGCAAATGTCATCCATCGTGCGGGGACTGCTGTCTCCGGCGATGATTCACTACGATGTGTCTGCCGCGATTGACTACCATGAGCGGCTGGGTAACGGCATCGCCAACGATGTCATTGCTCCGTTCGCGCAGACCGTCGCGCAGAATCTCAATCATTCGCGCCGGTCCTGCACCTTGCAGTCTTCGGACTTCACGGTGTTGGTGAGCGACGAAAACAACCTTCGTAGTATGGTGAATCCGCAGAACGGCTACACCCAGACCATCTTGGCGGGCTGTAACCGGCGTGCGGATAAGCATGTCATTGATGCCTTGATCGGGACTGCCGCTACCGCGTCGGTCACGGCAGGAACGGGCGCAATTACCGCAGGGACGCAGGCGATGCTCTCGGCCCATCAGATCGGCGCGGCGTCTGCGATGGATTTGGCTCGCGTCATCAACGCCAATGAACTGTTGAGCAAGAAGGGCGTGCCGAACGACGGCAAGCGGGCCTTCCTCTACAGCCCAGGCCAGTTGCGGGACATTCTGGCGATTACCCAGGCATCGTCCAGCGACTTCACCCGCAACCAGATTCACGACAAGGGCACCATCAATGGCGTGAACTGGGAAGGATTTAACTGGTACGAAATTGCTGATGTCATCGCTGATGATGCCAGCACAGTCCTGGCGCGGATGCTGCCGGTGCCGTCGTACCGTCAGTGCATTGCGTTCCACCCAAGTTCGGTGGGCTTGTCCATCGGCAAGGAAATCAAGACGCAGATTGACCCGCGCCCTGATTTGCAGAGCCGTCCCACGCAGGTCCGCTCCAGCATGATTATGGCAGCGGTGCGTGTGTGGGAAGGTGGCGTGGTCGAAGTGCGGGCGTTGGAGAACTAGGCTGAATTCAACTGGGAGCCGTCTGAAGAGGGCGGCTCCCCTACAAAGGAGAGACTATGGCTACCGCTCGTGATTCAGTGAACTATGCCGCAATTTTTACCAACAAATACGTGGCGGACTCCCGCAAGATTGGTGGCCGCGTGGTGCCGTTGCCGTTTGAAGTGACGATTGTCTCTGCGGCAGCGACCAACGATACCTACAACCTGACCGTGATTCCAGCCAATGCCCGCGTCATTGGCCTGGAGTGCACCACGAACGGGTTGGGCGCATCGGCTGGTGCAGGTCGTACATTCCAGATCGGAGATTCCGGTGACGATGATCGCTACATGGTGGCGACGGACTTCGATGTGACAGGTGCGGCTGGAACGCTGGCGATTGCCGGAGCAGGCTACACCCCAACCGCCGATACCATCGTGGTTGGGAAGTGTGTCAATGCGCCGACCGTGGGGCAGGTTGTGAAGGGTGTGATCTACATTATCCCTGGCGTGTAGTGGTTTATACGACACCAGGAATGGGCAGTTACGGTGCGGCCTGGACGCATCGTGGGTATAGTGGATCTGGCAACGTACAGGGGCTTCTTGGCTCCTGTACGGGCCGTCCGGCTCTGGTGTGTGGGAATGCTCAGACTGTCTTTCATGACGTTGCAGCGGCAACCTCGCAGCTTGACGATCCAGCC